ACATCTTGTAATTCCGTTCGCGCAGGGACTTGTCGATTTCCTCCGCGTATTCAGTGCCGCCGACGTTCGCTTCAAAGCGTGCCCTCGCAACATTATTGCGGGCATAAGCCGCGCAGACAAGCGGTTGCGTGACCGACTTATCCCCGGTGGAAAACACCCAGTCATGCACATACCCGGTATCGCCGAACCAGTAGATTATCGGCGCGGAAAGGCTGTCCCCACCGCCCCATGCAACGTCCACCACAGACATGATATCGCATTCGCCGTCCGGGAGCACGCCGTTGTAGTAGTTCAGCTCGTCACGCTCGAAAAGCAGACCCTCGCGGACATACGGGTCGCCCATGTACTTGCAGGACCATGTGCAGGGGTCGATACTCGCTTTCATGTCCTGATAGTAAGCGGTCGAAAATCCCAGCCCATACGGATAATCGAAGTTGCTTTCGCCGTTCTCGTTCAGCGCCGGAATGACCGTGAATCTTGCTTTCGGGTCATCGCCGTACTGCTGCTGCAAACGTCCGATAACATCTCCGACCGCCCATCGCGTACCGATGTGGAGTTCCCGCGCGCCGTCTTTCTTACGGTCTTTCAGCTGATTCAGATAAGCGTCGTACTTGTTCTGCAAACGCTGCGGATTGAGCGCTTCCTCCAAGTCCTCGATGATATCGTCCACATAAAGCAGATTTCCGACTTCCACCGCACCTGTCAGCGTACCAGTTACGGAACGGCATGTCAGCGTAGGGAAGCGCCGCTTGTGATTGACTGAAATACTCTCGTCCTCCGAGGACACCGCCACGACCTTTGCTTTCGGGAATACGTCATGCCAGAAGTAGTCCGGGTCGCTCAAAATGTCAAGGCATTCCTTGAAGAATCCCTTTGTCAGCTTATCGGAGTGGCCGGACATCACGTTCGCCTTGTCCGGCTCCCGCCCCATCAGCCAGGTGACATAGAAGATTCCGAGAGTTGATTTTCCAGTTCTTGGCGCTAAAGAGACTGCTAAAAGTTCAATCCTGCCGTCCGCTAAATCCTGCAAATCGTCAACAACAGGTTTCAGCACGTTCATTCTCGGCACATAGAATTTCTTCTGCGGCTCTCTGTCCCATTCCACATAGAGAAGATAGTAATGGAACAGGTGCGGTGCCAGCATGAGCGCCGCCTTTTTTGCAAGCTCATAGAACTTTATAGCGGTCTGCTGGTCAGACAGCGCAAGCTTCACTTTCTGCTGCGCCGCGATGTCGTATATGCGTTCGTAATGCGGACGTGCCTTTTCAAAGTCCGTTTCCAGCCGGACGGTATCGAAATACAGCGACAGATTATCGTATGTGCTGATATCCCGATTGGAAGCACGCCTGATAAGCTCCGATGTTTCCACATTTCCTCCTGAAAACAAAAAAAGAGCCACCTCGACCGTAAAGGTCAAAAGTGGCTCAAAGGCTCTGAAAATATTCTGTTGTTCTGATTATAGCACGGATTTCCTGGGCTGTCAAGGGTTTTCGCGAAAGAATACAGTTACGCGGTCTGCTTCCATTCCGCATATCTGTTCTGGAACGTGCTCAACGCCACTCCGGCTTCCCTTGCGGCGGCTTTATAGGTGAGTTCCCCGGCGGCAAGCCTGCGGAACACGTCCTCGGGAATATCCTTGCGCGGTCTGCCTACTCTCCAGTTCGGGTCAGCGGCGGCAGCGGCTTCCTTGCCTGCCTGGGTGCGCTCAAGAATGGTGGCGCGCTCGAACTCCGCGAATGCAAGCAGATTCGTGACTATCAGCCTGCCCATCGGAGTATCTTCCACCAATCCCATGTTCATGATGTGGACCTTCACGCCCCGGTCAAGCAGCGTGGTGATGTAGTTCAGCCCGTGCTGAACAGAGCGTGCAAATCTGTCCAGCTTGCAGACTACCAGCGTATCGCCGCGCTGGAGCTTACCGACAAGCTCGTCGAACAGCGGACGTTCCTTTGCGCCGGAATAGGCTTCCTGCACTATCCGCGCCCCGGGATAGCTGCTAAGTATCTGCCTTTTCTGTTCCTCAAGAGACGTGCCGTAGCGCTGCTGTCCCTTGCTGGATACACGGCAATAGCCGTAGATCACGTCAGCTCACCTCTTTCCTTTTGCTGCCTGAATGAGTATCAGGAACGGCATTAGCAGGATATAGAGTAATCTCATGGTTGGTTCACCTCACTTCCTCACTTGTATATCTGTCCCCGGTTTCCTGCGTCCATGATTACGACAGTGAGAACATCGTGCTCGACCCGATATATCAGACGATAATCGCCAACGCGGAGCCGGAAATGTCCTGCTTCACCTTTCATCTGTTTTATATCGCCTTTTTCCGGGAGCATGGATATCGCCTTTAATATCCGTTTTTGCTGGTCTGCCGGTTGTTTCCTGATGAACTTTGCAGCAGGCTTCTCAATGATGATTTTATAATTCGTCAAGGTTTATTCCGAGCTCCTTTGCAAATTCATCGAGTGTTACACTGTCGTGCTTATGCGGGTCAGCGTCGCTCCGGTAATCATCAAGCATTTTCTGGCAGAATGCGTCGTCCTCCGCTTCTTCGTTAAGCATTTTCTTCACGCTTGACAGCAGAGCGCACACCTGCACCAGCTGTTCCTCGCTGAAACCGTCTATCATGTTGTAGATCATTTCCTTGGTGCTCACGTTTCATCAGCCTCCTTCTTCTGCTTCTTCCCACGCCCGTCAGGAAGCCCGGACGGTTCGAGGACTATCGAGCCTTCCTTGCGCTTTCCTGACGTTTTCGGCTGGACTACTACCTCGTAATCGAGGTGTTCAAGAAGCTGGATTAACAGGTCACACGATATCTTGCCCTTTAATCTGCTTGCCAGACAAGATTGCGCGCTATATCCAGCTGTTTTCGATAAACGCTCCTGCGTGACTTTCTTTTCGCGCATTACGGTTTTAAGTGCGTCTGTTGCTGTCATTTTATCGCCCCTTTGCTATAACTTTATTGCTTTTCTTGAATTATACCATATTCGCTATGTTTTGTCAAGTCCCCGCAAACCGTTTTTTGAAAAAAATTTTATTCGAGGGGTTAAGAGATACCCTCCCCGGGCCGCCCTGGCACACCCCCGGGGTACCCCTCCGGCGGTGCAGGTGCTCCGGATCTGGAGGGCGGCGGCAGGTGGGCGGGGCGCGTGCCGCTCCTGCGAGGTGTGACGAGGACCAGCGCGGCGGGTTCCTGTTTCCCTTTTATATAGTACTCCTGCACCGGGGGCGGCGCTCCTGCTGATTTCGTTGTGATTTTGCACAAAACAGCATACCGCAAAATCTTGAATTTATGACATATTCAATGAAATAGCGAAAACGCTATGAAAATCCGCGAAAGCCTCTTGACAATATAGCGAAAACGCGATATAATACAATCACAAACGAAAAACAAGCCGCCGAGGGGCTGAAGCCTCGGAGAAATGGAGTATATACCATGACCAGACATTTTGACAACTTCGACCAGTACAGCGAGCACTACAACGAGCACGAGCACCGCGCCAACGATGTTGACATAGTGGAGTACGACGGGGCGAAGAAGCCGCACACCGACGCAGACGGCGAATTCACCTGCAAGAACCGTCAGACCGCAATCAAGCGCTTCGCGAAGGCCACCGGCTGGGAGTGGGTTCTTATCGAAGCAGAATGCCCCGTGTTCGCTAAGAACCTTTCCACCGACTGCGACAGCGTGACCGCCGAGGAGGTAGAACCGGGCGTCTGGTATGTGGCAGCCCGCTACTACAAGGACGCCGCCCCCGCCGAGACCAAGACCGCCGCCGACATTCTCGCCGCTGCCTCCGCAGTAATCGAGGACAAGCCCGCCCGCAGCGCATGGGCGCGCGGTGTTAAGGCGTACGCGCTGGAACTCCTGGACAACCTCGCAGAACTCACCGCCGACAAGCTCGCAGACCCCGCAGCCGTACGCGCTGCGCTCCTCAACGGTGCGGAGAACTGGAATCAATACAGCTGGGGCGGTTGCTCGCTCGTCTTTAATGGGGGTATAGCCGCCCGTTGCTGCACTCTTTCCGAGCGTAAGCGCAGTCACAGCGGTGAACGCCGCCCCAATAGCCGCGAAGAATGGCTGGACGTCCAGGCTCGCGCACTCTCGCAGGCGGCGCGGCTCGTCGGCGAGGCTGTGAAGGAG